TCCTCCCACTTTGCAAGAAAATGAGCTCTAGTTTTTGACTGATCCCACGAAGACGGTGTTTCGATGTATTTCACGCTTCGTTCTTCATAGATAGATATTCCAGCTTCACTAATTCGCCGTACAGTGTCACAGTCTTCGTACCCACCTCCGATAAAGCGCTCATCAAAAAATCCAACACGACGAATCAGCTCCTTTCGAAACCCGAAAAAAGCAAACGAGAATAGTGCAACCAGTCCATAACCCCGATTGATCAAGTCGAGGGTTCGTGTAACATCTGCAGGTGTTGGCCTGACTTTATGAGAGCATATAATGACAATTTCATTCTCTGCGCTCATAATTGCGTGATTACACACTTTAGAAAACGAAGGATACCCTGGTGCATGAAAAACCTTACTCGGTAGAGGGTATAGGCTTTTCTGAACGGGTTCCGCAAGTTGTATATCGTGTGTTATGATCATGATCGATACACCATCCATTTATAAATTACTAATTACATCTAAAATAGAAGGAGGTACGGGTGCATTCCATTGCGGGGGGTTTTCCGGAAGGCTATGACAGAAGTGGTGTAGGAATTTATAATGAAAAATATCAGGACTTAGCCAGATGCGAGTATTGAACCCAATCATCAGATTATCCCACGAGTATCCGCGAATATAAATATCGCGGAGTACAGATACCCGGCTGCGCATCCGCAGAATAGGGATGCCGGTATTGGGGGGAGAATATGATACAACCGTTCTATCTCCTCCGAACATAACGTAGTACTCGTGGAGAACTGTTTTATAATCGTCGGTTGTTTCGATCATATGGAGTCCTAGGTTATAGGAAGAAAACCCCGCCCAGTCGTAGTAAGTCTGAAGACCGTCTAGCGTTCCCACCTCGCCAAATTCCAAGGAGCGCGAAAGCTGAGACAAGTACGGTTCAAACTGCCACGAGGTTTTGTAGTAATCACCGTCTGATATCTCGCCGACACCAAGCCCGATATCATACGTACCCCCAGGAAACGGCTTCCACGCCTTCTTCTCAATAAACTCAATAGCTTCTTCGGGGGTGTTCTTAATGTTTAAGCTCCGTACATCGTCATCCCCATTGCACGCCTCGGTAAAGTAACCTGCAAATGGGATCCAGACACTGGGGTTCAGCTTATCGATATGTTTCTTAATTTTGAGAAGGAACGACCGCCTTTTTGAATTTACGAGTTCAATGACTCGCTCCTTACCGTATAGCTCTTCGTAGAGACAAGGATACGCAGATGCCCCAGATGCAAAGTCGTTCAGAAGGACATCGCATGAAGCAGGTAGGTCTTCGGGATTACAACAATCAACCAGATTGACTATACGATGCCCCTTGTATTCAAACAGTAGGTACGTGTCGAGGTTCGTAACCAGTGTATCAGCAACGATCATGAAATGCACAGAATCTGCTGGATGTATCCATGTTTTCAAGTCTACAACTGTAATATTCGTGAAGCCGATCTTCAGAAAATCATTTTTAAAGACAGGGGTGGATAGGTTTCCTACGTATATCCGGATATCTGGATTTAGTTTAAAGACTTCGTAAAGAGTCGGCAGATTGAGGTGGTCTGGATGAGAGTGTGAGATATAAATGGCATCTGCAGATGCAATGCGCTGGATTGAATTCGGCGGAGGTTCGTGGAGTGACCACCATCCCCTACTAAATGCAGGACCCAGTATCCATGGATCGGTAATAAGCCTAAAGGTTCCCGCCTTTATCTCCACGCATGCGTGCGACAAATAGGTTATCGTAAGCTCACCTGGTAGAAGTGTCTCTTTCGTAGGGGTTAGCCACTCAATCCTCTGGTCGATTAGGATCTCGACGCTTCCATCTGCCTGACGGCATGTTTCGAGGCGCTGCTGGGTTAAGCATGAGGGCGGAGACGTGTATTCCAGCGTTTTGGCGTTCAGTTTCCATCCATGACGAGTACATCTTACTGTATTGACCTCTTCAATATCTTCCATAAAAATGCCGCCATTGTGTTTGCAGTGATTTTTTGATATGATCAGGGACTCTCCGTCTTTGAATATGATAAACCGGAGGTCGTCCTTTTTTATAAAGTTTATACCTGGGACCAACCTATCAAGATCTGACGGTGTCAAAATGTATCTGACCATCTCTTAACGCTTATAGTGTCATAGACTTAAATCTTTTACAAGCTGTCCCCATTTTTGCATGGATATCGCCGTAGAGTATTTCCCAATATAGTAGTCACGCGGTGAAAACAGGTGGGGATTTGCAAGGACATACCGTATCTTCTGCGGAAACTCATCGTCGGTTTCAGCAATCACACCCCACTGGATATCGGCCTTATCGTCCATGTAGCGACTGAGAGGGCGAGATACCATAGGAATATTGCACGCCCCGATTTCAATCCCAGAAATATGCTCTTCTTCGTTCCCCGACGTACAAATAGCGCATACAGACGAGTTTATCAGTGCTCGGACTACGAGCGCAGAGACTTTATTGAAGATCCGGACACGATGGCGATGCTCCAGTGGAATTTTTGCTAGAGTCGTGTCGTCCTTCATGACCAAGCAGAAGTTCATCTCTGGCATTTTGCGAATAATATCTAGAACACGGTGAAACCCCTTTTTTTCAATGGAGGAGTCTCCGATAAAAATAATAGAGTTCGGTAGTACGGCTGGGTACCTTTCAGACATAGGGCGAAAGAATGTGAAGTCTGCACCGTTCTGGATAATTTCTACTCGCTTGGGGTTGATTCGGTCCTTGTAGGCATTATACGTAAATTTCGATGGAAAAACCACAACATCGCACGAATTTATAACCTCCGTCTGCATTGGGTTATTCATCGTGTCCTGGATCAGACAAAAGGTTGGAATATCAATATTTAGCTTCCTGAAGTAAGACCCATTGCGTATGATATACTTGGGCTTCTCTTCTGCAGTCCTGTATTCATATTCAATTTTATCCGCCAGGATCTTATAGTCAGTGTATCCGCCCGTCCGGTCTTCAAGACCAGGTATTGAGCTAAGCATGTTGTGCCATAGTGTCAGTGTGCCCGGTATGCAGGTTAGACAATCATTTACCAACCAGCCCTTCATTTTCTTTATTTACGCGCTAATGTGTGTAAGTATATATAATGGATCACCACGCCCCTGTAATCGGTATGCTTGCATCTATCTACAAGCCGAAGGTATACGTTGAACTGGGATTACACGTGGGAGAGACATTCGTCAAGGTTCAGCCCCATGCGGGGAAACTATACGGAGTCGACATAAGTCAGAACACCTACCTAGAGTCTCTCAAGCGCTTTCAGAACGTCAATATTCACTACTGCACGACAGATTTGTTCTTTGACAACTTCTCAGAAAAGATAGATATGGCGTTTATCGATGCAGATCACTGTATTGAGAGTGCGAAGCGGGACTTTGATAATGTCTTGTCACGACTGAGTCCTGGAGGGATCATACTTCTTCACGATACTGATCCAGAAACCGACGATCTCATTCGTCCTGACCGCTGCGGTGATTCATATAAGATTGTCGCCATACTTGAAGACAATCCTGAACTCAATATACTAACTCTGCCTCTAACGAATGCTGGTCTTTCCATTGTCACCAAGAAGAACGAAACTCGGACAGCACGTCGTCATCTACTCTCCAAAGCGTAGTTCTATATTTTTCTGTATAGTTTCGTCAGATAGTGTGGATGTCTCCGAAGTGGTCGCATAGTTTGCATCGTAGTAATACAGGACTTTATCAATCCGGACCTGTGTTTTTATATCTAAACATGCGCGTTTCACCCAGTCCAAATCTTCACAGTTCTGCATATCGCGAAAGTGGTGATTCTTTGCAATCGAGCTCTTATACACCATTGTATGAGCTGGTTTGCCCCGCCACTCATTTCCTCCCAATATATCACCGTATTCAAACTCGATGCCGTACTTGCATAGCTTAAGCGGTCCTCCGTCTATACAGCATATAGAGTTGAAGACTACGCAATCTACTCCCGGATTGTTATCAAGTGCAGAGACGATCTCAGAGATGTAGTCATCTGAAATACGATCGTCATCATCAATGAAAACAACGTACTCTCCCTGTACAAGTCCTAGCATCTCATCGCGCTTTTTACCAATAGTTCGCTTCTTGTTATCAAAAAACGAGATCAACTCAATGTTTCTGTACTGACTCGTCTGATCTAATAGTTGTTTCATGAGACGCGGATAGTACGTAGTCAAACGACTAGGTACTGTCGGAACGAGAATCGTAAGCTTTATACTCATTGTTTTATATGCCAGACAACCTTACACATAAACATTTATTCAGATGTATCGCGCATCTCTCCCTGCTGAAAGTGATACACTACGCTATCAAACGCCGTCCAATGCGCGACTCCGATTGTCTGGAGCTTTGCCATAAACACCCTGTCACCGGGAATACAAGGTTCATGAAGCTTTGCATAGCGAGGATTGAAGATATCCGATCCAGGAATGATATTTCCTTCGGGGTAGTAGTTAATTTTTTCAAGATGAGATTTCTTAATGAGGCATGGCATAAAAAGACCGCCGGGTAGAAGGTTATTGTTTGAGATCCGTGCAGCATACTTCAAGAACTCTCCCTCTTGGTAATCAGCAGGTACATTACCAAAATCACGTTCAATGCCATATGTTCCGCTACGTAGTACCCCCCTCTCGACTAGCCGAGAATTGATGATTTTGGTGTCATCAATCTTGTTCATTAGATTCTCAAGCCATCCAGGAGAAAATGCCATGTCGCTGTTAAGGAAAACAATGTATTCACCCTTTGCTACTTTAGAGGCCGCATTGTATCCGCGATATACGTTATTGATATACCATTCCTTTCTCTGCTCTGGAGTGTTGTTATGGATGTAGTGGGGGATATTGTGTTCCTTCAGATAGTTCAAAACCGCCGGACAAGCATCGTTGGCGACAAAGTAGAACTCCTTATCGGTCATATCGGTGTACTTCAATACCTGGTCATAGACAAAGCGCAGCCACCGGGTACTCTTGTAAATTAGGCAGGCGATAGAAACCTTTACCATTTATATGACCAATCCAACTCTGTCTAAACATATTAGTTGAACCGATACACATCCTTGTACTTCTCTGGATCTGCTCGCAAACGACGTAGCTTGTCCTTCTCTTCATCGTGTGGATCCCCTGGGCGTGCTACAAAGAGCGCCTTGACACGCTTGTTTGTATCGCGATGTTCATCACTAAGATAAGAAATGGTTACAAAAATCCGAGAGGCATCGGGTGGGCACTCTGCAGATACTGGATTTCCGTGCCAGGCATAATCATTGCACGTAAAGATAACAGCCCGATTAAAGTTGGGCACAATGGATTCTACCTTCTCATAGATACGAGGAAACTCTGTTCCTACGCTGTCTCCTCGCCACGCTTCAAGTTGGCAGCCATACTCTTCCTTCCAGTTCTTACTTAGATACAGACCAAGCGTTAGTTGTTTCTTCTGATGCGTGGTTGGATGGAGCCCAGCATCCACATGGATATCCAGCTTATCGCCAGTCTTGTACTTATGAACGCCCCAGAAGTTGCGGGTTGGATCACGAACCAGGCGGTATCCACAGATCTCTGATAGATGATCCACAAACTCTGGCGACTCAAATCGTTCAAACAGCTGATTCAGGAGGGGAGGGAAAGCATACTTATCGCGCAGAGTGTATTTCTGTTCAAAGGGATTGTCGTAACGATCCCACGCGCTGTCTGGAATATTCAGGATCTCTTTTTGAACATCTGAAGCATTCTCTATAAAGTTGTCTTGATATACGTACGGAAACGGCCGAGTGCTCGTATATGTGTCTGTAGATACGTTAAATTTCATTATCTATAGCATTCAACAACTCTTAAAGTAGTTGGAAATATGATCGGCAATAAGCGTACTTGTCTTACCATTTCCAATCCATTCCGTGCTCATGACGCGCTCTCCCTTTTTGATGGAATCCAGCCATGCAAACACCTCTGAATGGTTCTCGTTCTCAAGGTCTAGACGAACACTGCAGTTATGAGCATAGCTCTGCGGACGTTCCGTAAAATCGCGAGGAACTACCACCGGCGTCCCAACTAGCGCAGGTTCCTCCTGCCCTGTTCCGCTATCGCTGATAATGAACGGGCAGTTGTATATTGTGCGGATGTAGTCCTTGTAGGACAATAGGGGTACAAGTTCGACACGTCCGAGATCAATACTAAACGTATCCAGAGCATCCTTGAGCCGCTTAAAGTAAAGCAGGCGTACTGGAAGACCGAAGGCGTCAATGCATCGGTTCGCAAACCGGATCGCAGTTCGGAGCCTGCTTCCAAACTTGAAGTTCTCCGGGCGATGAATATCCATCAAGATGGAGTCATTGGTCTTTGGCAGCGCACAGATCTCATTACGAATCTCCTGCATCGGCTCGACAATCGTGTTTCCAACGACAAAGACATTCTTAGTAATGTTCTCGAGAGCTAGTTGCTGGGCGTAATCAGGATGATAGACAAACAGAATATCGCTGCAATGGTCGCATACTGTCCGATTGATTTCTTCCAACATACGGCGATCATAGGAGCGCATACCAGCTTCAATATGCCCGATACGGTACCCCTCCTTCTTCAGAGGAAATGATACCCCCGCAGAGTTTGAATCGCCCAAGAAGAGGATGAGGTCGGGATGAATATTGTTCTCCTTAAAGACGCGGGGGATCGCGGTTGTCAGGTAGCTTAGCTGATCGAAATGGGTGGCTGATTCCCGACCAGTGTTCAGAATAAAATCAGGTTTCCGAATACCAAGTTCCTTGAAAAAGACATCGGATAACGATGGGTCGTAGTGCTGACCAGTATGGATAAGAACGTGATTGAACACCTTGTCTAGCTGTCGGAAGGTGTGCGCCATCCGAATAAAATCGGGACGAATCCCGGTAATCGTTACCACGGTCCGCATTACTACTCAATACTACTCCAACCTTTAACTTCATATCTGTATGAGGTCCTTATACTTCCCGGTTGTCTCATAGTGTTTCTTCTTCTCTTCAAATACTAGATCATTCAGGGGGAGCTTAGCCCCCCATGCTACCTCCGAGGGTATATGGTAGAGATGAATCCCTCCGCACTTGACATCTTTGTGTGACAGCGAGTTGATCTGGATTCCAAGTGATTCTATGCGCAGGACAAAATCATTGTCGTCGTACGCGTTTCCGATCGTGTAGTCGTAACTAAATCCGCCGATCTTGTTAAACGTATCGCGAGTCGTCGCTGCCAAAAAATGGAACTTTGCATTCCGGTGTATCACAGATTGATACCATGTTTCTCCGTTGAATACTCGCTTATCTGAAAATATGTCTATCCCGATATTTGACTTTGAATAGACGATATCGTTAAACTGCAGTCCCTCGGTAGTCTTTACATCAAACGCCACGTACGAATTCTCATTGACGCTCGTATGGACATAGTCTATCACATTGCCCACATGGCATACTTCGGCGTTCTGGATGATGACCTTACCTCCTTCTATGAACTGAAATCCAATGTTGTAATTAACGCACGGATTTCCCCAGATCTTTTTATCAGGAAGAATACGGACAAAATCAATCGTGTATGGGTATCCCTTGAGTACATCTACGTTTATAGGATCTGACGTTGAGTCATCGACCAAAATAACTTGTACGTTCTTATAGGTATCGCGCGATATCGTACTTAGCGTATAGTATGTCTGCCTCGAACGATTAGACGACGTCATGATGATGGACACCGTTTCGGTTGTCAGAGGTTGTTTTTGAATTCTGGAATGCTGGTAAAATACACCCGTTTTAAGATTACGTTTAATATACGCAATCTTTTGACGGCTAGATAGCAGGGTTTCTAGTTCAAGTCGCGTAGTGCTTCCAGCCCAACTATGCAATGGCTGTGGAGGATTTGGCGTTGTGATGCTGTTGACAGAAAGTATTATTGATCCGCCCTCGAACCGCCCAGTTTTGGCAGACCAACTCATTATACATCTAAAAGCGTAAAGTTCCGTAAATCGCTCACCTGCGCACTTATCTCAGGGATAACGAAGATCGCGGGATATACAGACGTCAGCGTTTTATCACATACGGCTGGACCCGTAGTCTCGACAATTGTCGTCTGTACTCCAAAGACTGTTTGGATCGCACGCGCAAGTTCGTACTTGCTTACCGGAGTAGGAGACGCAACATGTCGTACTCCAGACCAGAAGAGATTCTCTGTTATGATTTTTTCGATGACCTTGCAGTACTCAAGACACGTGATGCCGTTCCACATATGGTTTGTCCAACCCTGGATACTTCCAGAGCTGTTTTTGACAAACTCAAGGAAGGATTTTTTGTTTGATAGCTCTTCTCCGATAATAGACGTTCGGATAACAGTACAGCCCGGTTCTCCTAGAGACTTGCTTAGTCCGTAATGTCCGGTTTCGTCGTGAGAATCCGCCTCAGTGTACATTCCACGTGTTCCGCTGAATACACAATCCGTCGTAGGCTGTATCATACGGCAGCGGTACTTTTCACATACAGACCAGAGAAGGTGAGCAAACACCCCATTTACAATGTAATAATTCAGGGGGGTCTGATTCCTCTGGGGGATCGCGCCAATACAATTGATAACACACGTAGATTCGTTAATCCCATGGTCTAAGAGAACCGCTTCTATGTCTGCGCTTGTCGTGTCTTTCGTTACCCGGAATCCACGGACAACCCGAATATCTTTGAAATAGGAGTACATATACCGACCGAGCATCCCAGTGTGTCCCAACAGAATAAGCTGCATTGTATTCAAAATGAACTGATATGTAAATCAATACAGATCACGTTTGTGAGTTGTATTGAGCCCCGTTGGCGGGACCGTTATCTATTTATTTTTTAAGGTTTAGTAGCACACAACTACCACCACTAGAACGCTAGGGTGTTTAGTTGGAGTACGCGAGGCCGCCCATGCCGGACATGACGCGGAGCACGTTGTAGTTCACCGCGTAGATGCGCACCTTCGCCGTGCGCTGGTCGCGGACCGTGTTCACCGACAGCGTCAGGTTGATCGTCGCCTTGTCGATGCGCGAGAAGTTGCACGTGCCGCTGGGCTGGTGCTCCTCCGGCTTCAGGGCAAATGAATACACGTTGATGCCCACCGACGGCGTGCGCGAGTGGTGCTGCCACGGCTGCACCTTGTCGAAGTAGCGTCCCTCGCGCTCGGAGAAGCGATCCTGGCCGTTGAGCTGGATCTTGGCGACCTCCACCGGGTTCTTGCCCTCGCACTTGACGTTGGAGGCGAGGATGACCTTGGCGAGCAGGTAGTTGGTCGTGCCCTCGAAGAACTGCTCGTCGCCAGTCGTGCCATCTGTGTTGTAGAGCTGCGAGCCAGTGCCCAGGCCCGCGCCGGACGAGGCACCGAGGCCGGGCAGGTAGGCACCGCCGTACGCGCCGGCCGGGCCCGGCGCGTAGGTCGGGACCGTAGAACCGGCAGACGTCGCCAGGGCGCCGCGGCCGAGGACGGCCGTGACGATGCCCTCAGTGCTCCAGTCATCAGAGTAGTTGAACGGCTGCTGTCCATACGCCTCCGCGATCCACGGCGTGGGCGGGGAGTTGCAATCCACGAACGAGTCGCGCTGGACGATCCACACCAGCTCCTTGACGGGGTGGTTAAAGTTCATCTGGATCTTGTTGGACGAGGCCGTGACCGTCTCGTCGCCCGTGAACTGCAGCTGGTCAATCAGGTACTCGTGCGACTGCTGGGCGAAGCGGCGGCGCTCCTCCGTGTCGAGATAGACGTAATCCACGTACAGCGACGCGGCCACCAGCTGGAGCTGGGAGATCGAGGTGACACCCGACCCGAGACTGATCGCCGCAGCCGGCAGCAGCGTGTTGTTGAGCGTCTGGCGGTCAGCGTAGCAGCAGTTGTAGTTCTGCTCAAACTCCACGTTGATGCGCACCTCGTGGTACTGGAGGGCAATCAGCGGGATGGCCAGTCCAGGGTTGCGGCAGTACCAGAACTGCAGGGGGATGTACAGCGTCTTGAGCGGCGTGCCGGCGCGCGACAAGCACGAGTTGGTGGCCTCCGAGGCGGCGCACGTGGCGTCCAGCGCAACACCCGAGCCGTCCTTCAGCAGCACGAGGTCGGCGGAGTTGCCAACCATGTCGTCGAACGACACCTGGGTGCCGACGGGCTGCGTCAGCTGCGTCCAGATCTGCATCCAGTC